GGGCGGCCCTCCCCTGCGTCAAGAACTGGGGTAAGGGGCGCTGGGCGGGGTGAACGTGGTGAGGTAGCGACCCACCCCCTTGGTGACGCGGACTTCGTCGATGTGCCCGTCTAGCGGGTTGGTGCCCGCGCTGTACCCCTGTGCTCCGATAATTGGTCGGTCGAACGAGGTAGAGTAATTTATGGCATCGGCCCAAGACCCGACTAATACCCCCGCGACAAATAACCGGCTGGTACCTCCGATACGGGAGATAGCGACATGGGTCCACACTGCAGAGGGGAGGGTTGAGTTTATTGTCAGCTTAACCGTACCATCCACCAGTACCCGTGTCCGGGCGCTGTCCGCTTGGAGCATTAGCCTATTTGACGAGCTTGGTTTTTGAAAGTCTATTAAGGTTGACCAGAACAGGCTAGTTAGGGGCTGGGCGGGGCGCACCGCCAGTTCAACGGTGAAGTCTCCCGTCCCTAAGGCCAAAGACGAAGTGACACTCCCACCGGTAACCGTGATGCCTCCGGAAGTAGCCTCATACGCGCCTACAAATAAACTGCCAGCACCAAATTGCTTTATCGACGTAGAAATAGCCGACGACCCGATGGCGGTCGGCACGGCCCCGGTCGGGCTGGAGTCGGCGAACCCTGCGGGACCGTCCAAGTGCAGCAGTAGCACTACGTTGGCCCAGTAGGGGTCCACTCCCCCACCATTCGATTTAGGGCGGCTGTTTGCCGCCGCGATCATCCCGCGAATCACGCCAGGTCTCCGGAGGCGTCCCAAGTGTTCGTCGCCACGTAGTGCAGCGAGATGACGGACCCCTGCGTGCGCGTTTTGGCCACGGTGCCGGTTGGCAGGTTGATCGTCCCACCGGCCGCGGTGACCTGGCCTGCACCCACCTGCCGGACCAGCACTACATCCCCGATCGTGAACACCCCGGTCGGAAGAGTGAGCGCGATGGCAGCGGCGTCGTCGAGGCGCGTCAACTTCCCGGCGTCCGCGGCCACGAGCGTGTAGGTCGTGCCCGCCTGAGTGTTGACAGGGATGCGCTGGATCGCCCGCGCGCTCGTTTGCAGAGTGACACCCCCCTGCACGATGGGAAGTAATTCGTCCCCAGTGAGTGCCGATGCGGCAGGTAGTGCTGATATTTTTACGTCGGCCATGTGGCTTATTCCGTCGAGATGGTGTCACCGGCCTCGGTGACGAGGTGCTTGTTGTCTTCGGCCAGCAAGTGCGAGGTGTTCACGCCGATGGTAACCGCCAAGCGGTGCGTTTGCAGCGAGTCCACCCCGCCGCGGCGCGAGCGCAGCGTCAGCACGAAGTTGCCGTGGTCCGCCAGTTCGTGCGAAGTGCCCGTGATGGGGTGGGAGGACACCAAGGTCACTCCGTCCGCGTCGAACACTTCCAGCAGGTAGGAAACACCCGCCTCGGCGGTTTGCCCCGTGGCGAGCTGGTCGACCACCTGCACAGCCGCGCGCGTGCGGGGCTCCCACGAAACCGTGGCAGGGTAGGAGTGCGGGCCTGCGCCCCAAGCCACACCGTTGACGCTCACGGCGCCCGGTGGGTAGGGCCGCAGGGCTCGGCTCACCGTGGTCATGCGACTGATCGCCGCGTCGAGCACGTTCTGGGTGTTCGTCGAGGTCATGGTCTGCGCCCCGATCTGCACCTCTTGGTCGGTCGTCAGATCCAGCCCGGCGCGCAGAGCCAGCGACGGGAGCACGAGGACGCGCGTACCGATCGCGTGCCCTGCCGGCACGGTGTCCAGCACGGCGCGGGTCACTCCGGTGAAGGTGGTGGTCCCGTTGGCGTTGCGCGTCACGCCGCGGTAGGCCATCAGCTCGCTGCCGACCAGCAGCAGGGACTCGCCCGCATCGTACTGAGCCTGGGTGGGGGCCACCACGGCAGTCGGCGCGGGAGCGGCCAGCGTCAACGCGGCCAGCTCCGCACCAGACCACTGCGGGATCGCCGCCGACAGCGGGGCGTGCATCATCCAGGGGTAGACACTGGCGTCCGCGGTGCTCCCGTTGACGATGGCCCTCCAACCGGTGTGGGCGACGGTCGGCGCCGCCGCGCCGTAGATCACGGAGCGAGTGTCGCTGCGGCGCAGGTGGTAGGGGGTTTCCAGCAGGGCTGCAGCAGTCACCGGCTGGGCCGGGGTCGAGGTCTCGGGAGTCCAGGTGCTTCCCGGTGGCGCCGTGAACGTGCCGGCGCTGGCCGAGAACACATCCTCGACGGCGCTGATCGTCACGCCGCCGTCCGACAGTACCCCCTGCTCGACGCGGGTAACCCGGTAGTAGGTGTCAACGGCGGGGCGCGACCACACCAGGCGGAAGGCGTCACCGGGGCGCAGGGAAGCAAGGTGACGGTTGCCCCGCACCTCCACCTTGCTCAAGGGGTAGGACAGGGAACGCAGCAGACGCTCGGCTGATCGCTGCGCCACCTCGCGGTTTGTGAAGGCGGGGGCGTCCAGCACCTCCACATCCTGAGCCCCACCGGTCATGGCCAGTGCCGCGCTGTTGAGCGCCATGACCCCGCCGACCTCGTAGTTGCGCGTCGGATCGGTGAAGGTCACCTTCACCGCGTTGCGGAGGTCTCCCCAGCCGAGCCGGGTGATGTCCACCGAGTCGATGACGCCGCGCCCGAGCGAGGGTGCCCCCGAGAGATCAGTTTCTCGGATCAGCTTGATCGTGACGAGGCCGGTGGCCAAGTCCTCGTAGACCACCGCGTCCAGGTACTTCTTGATCGCGTTGACCGCGTCTTCAACCGACTGGCTGGTGAGGGTCATCGAGACCCCCAGCCCTTCGGCGTAGGCGACCTCGGCGGCGGCCAGCCAGGAGACCGTGTCGAACTGCTCGGCAGCGAGCCCGGCGCCCCAGAAGTCGTCGCGCAGGATCTCGTAGAGCGCGCACACCGCGTTCGAGTCCCGGTGGTCGCTGATGATGTGGCGCCCGCTCGGTACGCCGAGGCGGTTCGGGCAGTGCTCCACGATAAAAGACAGGCCCTTGAGACGCGCGCTGGTGCCGAGGTAGACCTCGCGCAGCACCGCGTAGCAGATCCCACGGTACGCCGGTAAGGACTCGCCCACCAAGGTGGCAATCTCGATGTCAGATACTTGCGTCAGCGTGCCCCGGTACAGGCGCATGCGGCCCGAGATGCCACCTTCCTGGTCCTCGCCGCCCAGCAGGGTGGGGGCGTCAATCAGGTAGTCCCAGTAGTCAGTCGTCGCGGTGCGTGGTGCGTTGGCGGCGGGGATCACCGTGTCCTCCAGGCGCACCTCGCGGATGTCGTCGATCGGCCCGTGGCAGATCGAGAGCTGGGCGGTAATGTAGTACCGGTGCCCGGTCACGACCCCCTGCTGGGTGATCGGGTCACTGCGCAACCCGCCAAACCATGAGACGTTCTGCTTACCCGTGAGCACGGAGCCGATAACGACTGGAACGCTGGATCCCTCGCTGATCGTCGGGGCGTCCACGTCACCGAGAGTGGACGCTTTTTTGTCTTCTGGTCGGTCTGGAGCGGGGGCGATGGCCGTTGCCACCGCCATAAAAAAGGTGGCCCAAAAGGCTTGGACGAGGAAGGCTTCCATCGGGTCATTGTGCCACGGACTCCGTCAGTTCAAGCTCGCGAGCGGCCCGCATCGTCCGGACAACTCCGCGGATCACGGCACGCTGCGCGGCGTCTGCGGTCTTCAGCATTTCCAGCACGGGGGCCAGCTTGGCGGCCAACTCGGGCGGGCATATGGATGGAATGCGGTACGTGCAATTTAGACAGCGGGTAGCCCGGTCTATTTTATTTAGCATGAAAACTTCCAGATCCGGCGCTTTTATCGCCAGAGCCTCCACCCCCCGCGCACGCCTGCGCTCCAACTGCCCCGGGGTCATGTTTTCAGCATGCCTCCGAGCACGGTCCCGCTCCAACTGCTCTGGGGTCATGTTCTCTTTTCGACCCGCCTTACGCCTCCGAGCACGCTTGCGCTCCAACTGCTCCGGGGTCATGTTATCTTTTCGACTCGCCTTACGCTTCCGAGCACGCTCCCGCTCCAACTGCTCAGGAGTCACATTCTTGGATCTCTCTCTGGCGCGGTTACGCTCCCGCTCCCGCTCCAGTTCTTCTGGTGTCATGTCCGCGACACGCTTGCCCATCACTCGCCCCCGATCTGCGTCAGCGCGATGTTCAGGTTCAGGTCCGCCACAGTGCGAACAGTACCCGCAGGGGTGTGGTCCGGGGAGCCCTTGAACTCGGCCAGCAGCTTCATCGCTTCGATGTCCTTCTGGACCGTGCCGAGGATGGCGTTGCTGATCTTGACGCGGGTGAGGGCGTCTTCATTGCTGACGCCGCCATTGATGACCCCTTCAAGAGTGGCAAACAGCATGTCGCGGAGGCCGGCGGTGGAACGGGTAACTTTGGTAGCCATGAGAGTTCTCCTGTTGGTGAGCCCCCAGTGTAGTACAGATGTTTTACGCCGTCAACAGTCCCACGTCATCCCTCCTGGTTGATCGGCCCACTGAATGTTACGGTCAGCTCCCCCTGTGCAATCATGATGCCCGTGGTGCGGTTCCGGACGCGGATGGTAAACACCCATTGCCCTCCCAGCCGGTGCGGCGTTGTTGCGTCAACTACTGCGATAACTGAAGGGCTCGGGTCCACCCACTGCGCGAATCCCGTGAGGATAGAGGCATTAGGGTCGCCGTCTACCAGAGGGGGTATCGTGTCTACTCGAAACGCAGTGTCCCCGTAGCCGGGAGTGGGCCGGGGACTCGCCCACATCCCCGGAACAGGCACGGTAACATCGTGCGCCAGGTACCATCCCCCGGGAAGGCTAGGGTTGTCGCCCCCTCCCCCCTCGTCATACCGATACACCTCCGTTCGCAGTAGTAAACTGCCGTTCGACGTAAATTCAAGCGTCATTCGGGTAGGCTCGTACATCATGATACTCAAGACTTCGACTCTGGCCGGTGCAAGAGTAATCTGGTATCCGGGGTAACCGGGCAGGTCTCCCGTAGACCCCGCGGGGGGAGCTACCACCTCGGCCTCTTCCAAGTAGTAGGCTGAACGGTTATAGGGGTTGATACTCGGAAGATGCGTCCACCCGAGGTAATTCGGGAGATTGTTGTACCGCGAGATGCAGTCCGACTCCGTCTTTTTGCAGTCGGGGTACACCGCCACCGCGGCGGGCGCAGAGGTCAGCCCACCCAGCGGGTAGGAGAGGGTCAGCGCGCCGCCGGCCGCGTGCTTCTCGACGAACCGGCGCGTGCCACCGAAGACCACCTGCCCACCGTTGAAGTGGCCCACCGCGTAGCCCGACAGCGCAGCCACGGTGAGCACCCGGCCCACCTGGTCGCTGGCCGTGGCGGTGGAGTCGACGCGGTACAGCTCGGCGTTGATCCCACACCTGCTGGAGCCCCACGTCAAGTTGCACCCGGCTTGGTAGGTGGTCGGGGCGATCCGGCGCTTGGAGACCATCGCGTAGCGGCTCGCGCAGGAGATCACTGCCGAAGCGCCCTGAAAGCTCACCCCCGACACCAGCCCCGAGAACATGATGCGTGCCTCGGCGTCCGGGTCGCCGCGGTGCACCTGCCGGACCCGCACCGCGACCTGATGCATCGTCATCCCGGCCAGCAGTTCCAGCGCGAGGGGGTCGTTGTCTGGCAGGGTGATCCGCAGGGGGTCGCCGATCGATCCCGAGTCGCGGTTGATCGCCTCTCGCACGATGGGGCGGGGGAGCCACTGCTGGCCACCCCAGGTGACAGCGCCCGGGCCGGTCGTGTAGCGCCATGCCCGGACGGCCTCGGTGAACTCGAACAGCTCGTAGGGGGCGCCCGCGTCAGTGGAGGTGTCCAGTGTGGCGTAGGTCATCGGGTCATTGTGCCACGCTCACCAGTGGGAGGGACACTTCCGCCACTCCGGGCGTCGTGTACCGGATCTCGACCGCGTCGCCCATCACGCGGGCATGGTGCACCCCGCGCGCAGCCAGGATGGTTCCGGGCGGGTACACCGACAGGCCCATCATCTGCAGGCGCCCGTCCACCAGCACCCGGTCCACCGCTTCGTAGCCCCAGCCCGAAGCGGTGAGGAGGGCCAGGATAGGGAAGGGTCGTGAGTTTTCAGGCCAGAGGCGGAAGTGCGGGCCGAATGCCTTCCCACCGCCCACGGCAGTTACCGTCAATTCGGAACCCGGCGGCGCAGCGTAGAAGCCGATTGCGGAGCCCCGGTGCTGCTGCAGAAACGCGCGGAACGCCCAGATGTCCAGATCGCTGTCCAGCAGTGTGGAGTAGGTCCAGGACAGGGTGGAGGTGTCGCGCGCTGGGCGGTGGTGGCGCAGGCCTACCCCGGGGTCCAGCACATCCACCTCGCGCGCGACCGAGGCCTGCGCACTGCTCGCCCAGTTGTGGGCCACGGGCAGCATGCGCGCACGCGGGTTACTTGCTGCGGCAAGCGGCCCGGTCGGGCCTTGGCCCCAGCGGCTCTGGTCCCCCGTCAAAAGAAAAGCGGTGTAGGGCCAGAGGGGGTCGCCCTCGCCCACTGCGCAAGGACCGGGAACGAAGTCTGCGGTATACCTGCAGGTGTGGGTCATCCTCACATCGTCGAGAATTCCTGAGAACGTGGCGCGCTCGGGAAGTACCGCCGTGAATAAGGACAACAGACCTAGGTCCGCTTCGGTTCCGGTAAAATGGAAAGGGTCTAGGTGGGTATGTTGCAGCTTCCCATTAAGGTACCACCGTAAGGTCCAGTCCGCGTCTCGTACTACCGCAAGGTGGAACCACTCGCCATACCACGGGACGCTAAATGAGTAGGGAAATATCCAGTAGAAGTCGATATTTCCCTCGAAAGGATTGTAGTCAATACGGTTGGTAGCAACGGACGCCCGTAAAATGTTCTCCCGTATTTCTCCTGGAGCCGGTATCTTTACCCAAAACTCCAAGGTGTGTTCTACGTCCGTGCGCAGGTACCCTTCCCGGTAGAGCGCCACACTGGTGGCAGATAGGCCACGGCCGTACTTGCCTTCCACGGGTAACACCCCCTCCGAGGTAGTTACCGCCCCTCCAGGGTGGCTGATCCGGGTCAGCACTGACTCGTCCACGACCCGCACGTCCTCGAACAGAAATACCGGGGAGATCCGGGAAACTGACCCGGTGACGCTGCTCACCGTCTGGTCCGCGTCCAGTGTCGCAAGGCGAAGGGGGACCAGCACGGTGCCCGCCGGCCAACTGCCGGAAGGCGCCACTTCGAGCGTGCCATCGGCGTCCAGCAGGGTGACCACCTCGGTGCCCAGCAGGGCCATGCCGGCACCTGCGGAGCTGCGCGCCAACGACAAAACCGCCCCAGCGGGAGCGGTTGTCTTGGTGGCCTCGGTCCAGTCAGGGACGAGCCAGTCGCGGCCCTTCCACACGCGCAGCAAGGTGAAGGCCAGTGCAGCGTCGTCCCCTTCCAGCAGGTGCTCGTAGGTCACCTGCTCGCGGGGGTACTCCCGGAGCGCCTGGCGCTGCTCCGTCCCCGTTGCAGAGGTGAGAACCACCGTTGACCACTCCGGCCTGCGCACGACTTGGGCGGACCAGTTGTGTGGCCAAGGCCAGATCATCGCGGCATCGTCGGGCGGAGTGCCCGTGCTGGTCAACGGGTGGTAGGGGGTCATGGGGCTATTCTACGCGGCACTTGCGGGCTCGAAGCCTTCAAACGGAACTCGCAGCTTGCCCTCCGCCATCAGCACGGTCAGCATGTCCGCCGCCAGCTTGAACGGAAGGCCCGGCACCTGCTTGTGCGCCTCGGCCGCCAGATTCTCGGCGTCTTCGCGGATCGTGGCGGCGCGCTCGCTGTCGCATGCGGTGCCGCGGGAGGTGTGCCATTTCTGAGTGATCGCCATTTTCAGTCCTTGAGCTTGGTGGAGGGTACGAGTGCCAGCACGACGGGGTAGCCTTCTGCACGGACTTGGGCCAGCGCGTCTTCAAGCGGCGGGTCCGCAAGAAACACCGCACGCTCTCCGCGGCGACGGGCGTAGACACGGATCTGTTCCGGCT